TCCTTGAATCCACTATCAGAAACAGGTAATATTACAGAAGAATCTTTAATTGATAAAATAGTAATATGCATATTTAAAATTGACGGTGGCTGTTATTTCTGTAGTATTACTATTAGCTGTAGAAAAATCTAAAGAACTTAATGTGTATGGGAACATCCTAACGAAAGTTACATCAATTATAGGATGGTTATTATTATTTAATACAGTAAGAGTTCCATCTGAAAAGTCATTAGTATCTGGAACAGGAGAAGATCTCCTAGCTCTAACATCTGATGGATTAGGAAACTTATCAGTAGGTCTAGGATTTTTAACTAGATCCCCATATTCGTTTTGAGAATATGGAAATCCTAATCCTCTCATCCATTCTTGAATTTCAAGATAGTTTTTAAGATCTTCGTCTACTTTGAATGTTACAGTCAAATCATCAAAGGTCAATGTTTCTCCAGGAAGGGGTTGATCTGCTGTTAATCCTGGATAGGTCGCTACCCCTAAAGAAATTCCAGGAATACTGGCTCCTTGGGTAAAATAAGTTACCGTTGGAGTTCTAGTGAGAATAAATGTAAAATTTCCATCTAAAAGGAAATTCTGATTCTCTGGTGTATCACCTAAAAGAGTAGTTGACATTTTTAGTATTCGTTATCTTTAATATCGATAGTGATTTCAACATATCCTTCTGTACCAAATTTACGTTGATCTTTAATCATAAATGAAATTAGATCCCAATCTTTTATTTTAATATCCGTATCATTAAGTATAGACATATTAACTTGTCCACCCTTTCTCCAAAGATCTTTACTTGGAACAGTTTTATCAAACGGAATTTGAATAATAATTAATCCTGATGAATTAAGGAATACGGAACCTTTCTTCCCTAAGATACCAAACTTCTGTTTGATATAATTAGCAACTTTTGCCGCTGTAGGTCTTTGTTGTCTAATGATTTCTTGAGTTAGAGACATTATATTTCCTCAATTATTTATTAGCATCATCGATCAATTGTTCGTAAGATTTTTCTAAACTAGGGAAATTAACCTCTAATGCTTTAAGAATATCTGAACGAGATTTATTTTGATCTGTCAACTTTTTAACTAATTTTTTAGCTCCATCTAGGATCTGTTTGTCTTCATTTTCTAATAGGTAATCTTTAAATGTTTTCATAGATAATCTCCATAATATGAGTATAGATATTTAGTTGTGTTTGAAATTAAATTATAGCTATAATAGTCTAAAAAATATAGCTTTATAATAAAAAAGGAGACCGAAGTCTCCTTTTATAGTTTCTTACTATCTGTATAAGATTAGCCAAGGATATTAGCAATCTTAACACGACGATAGTATTCGTTAGTGCTATTGTTTACTGAACCATCAGCCGAAACAAATGGGTTAGCAACCATACCATAACGAGTTTGGAAACCGATACGTGGAGTGAAGTCGACAGGATTAGTCGCACGCATCAAGCTCAATGGAACGTATGGAGCATAGAATAAGCCAGCGTCATAAGGGTTTGTACCTTTATAACCCACAACGTAGTATTGGCTATCAGAAACGTTCGCACTATATGGGTCGATATATACTTTATAACGTCCCATCAAAATACCAGCAAAAGTGCTTGAAGATTCATCAATATTCAAATTGCCTTGATTTTGAAGTGCAGGAGCATAATCCAATACACCAGCCATAACTAATGCAGAAGCAACGTCAGCTGAAGTGATTAGGATGTTACCTTTACCACGACGAGTTTTGTGGTTGATCGCGTTAGCATCACGCTCAATTTGATATAGTAAAGTTTTGAATTTCTCAACAGCCCAACGACCATCAGAGTCAGTAACTAAGTCAAATGTACCAGGAGTGGTAACGTTATTTTGAGCACCCATTACAGCATTAGTGTAAATAGTACGAACCACTTCGCGGTTGATCTCAGCGATAATTTCTGTAGAAAGAATATTCGCTAATTCATTTTCCGCATCAAGACCATGAATATTTTTCAAGTCTTGTTGTAATTCTAAGCTGTATTCTGCAGCGAGTTTACGAGTTTTAGCGGTAACTGAAACTTTATCGATAGAGAAAGCCATTTCATTATAGCTATCTTGACGACCTAGTTGCTCACCAGTAGAAGTAGACATACCAGATACATAATCATAAGTACCAGCAGGAGAATCATTTAAGATTCCTGGATTAGTACCATGTTGAGTAGCAGTACCAGATTTACCTTGAGCAGAGAAACCAGTATCAACTTCATCGAATTGAGCTTGTGGACCAGTTTGGTTTTTGTAGTGATGACGCATAGCGAAAATCAAACCAGTAGGACCAGTCATAGGTTGAACGCCACAAACGTCGAAAGCCATCAATTGAGGCATCGCTTGACGAACCAATGAAATCATTACTGGGTCAAAGTTTTTAACACCACCAGTTACGTTAGTGATATCAGCTTCTTTCAAATACTTTTCAGTATTCTCTAAAATAACCGCTGTTGTGTGTTTACGGTGAGAGTCGTGGATTTTAGCGACAGTATCGCTTTCCAGGATAGGATTCCACTTCTCAACCAGTGCTTTGGCTTCGATCATATTTTTCTCCTTAAGAAATGTTATTTATTTTTCGCCATAAATTGAGCATAACGAAGTACGTTCTCATCCATATCCGACGTTGAATCTGTCGCAGATGTTACCGTAGACTCTTTAAAGAGACCAGGAGTACCCTCATCAACTTTAAATGTTGACTCTTTAAGAGCTTCCACTCTAGCTTCAAACACTTTTAGATCTTTAATTGAACGGTATGGAGAAACCATTTCCATCAATTTTTCTTTTTGTGTTTCTGCTAAATCTGATGCAACTGAAGCGATAATCGCATTCTGTTCTAAAACTAATTTCTCTTGTTTAAGAGCTTGAAGTTCTTGGATAGTCGTTTTCAGTTTTTCGTCTAATTGAGAAACTTTAGATTCTGCTTCTTCAATTTTAGCAATACCTTCAACATCCATTAAAATGTTATTTTCAGCTAGTACTGATTGGATGCTTTAAAATACTTTTTCAGCTAACTCAACCTTCACACCAGACTCAACAGCTAAACGATTATCTTCCAACCATTTTTCTGCAATATAAGAAACATATGCATCAAACTTAGAAGAGATATCTTCTTTAGCTGATTCTAAAACTGAATCGTAATGTTCTATTAATTCAGTCTTAATTTCTTCTCTGGCCGATTCCAAGATTGCATCATATTTTTCAATTAACTCAGTCTTCACTTCTTCGCGAATAGATTCTGTGAGAGATTCTCTTTCAGCTTCTAAACGAGCAGAGACTTCAGACTCAAAAATTTGAGTTAGCTGACTGGCTACTTCTGGAGCCAACTCGGCACCTTCTAGTAACTTTTCTAAGCTCATATTATTACTCCTTGATAAAATACAATATTATTTAAGTGATTTCAAAAAACTAGAAAAAATCTGAATTAATTTTTCAGATTTATCTCTAGAAGAATATGCTTCTTCAATTTTATTTTGAATAATTTCAACTTCTTGAACTTTCAAAATTCCATTATCGATAAACCATTCTCTAGATTCCATAATACCTTGAACGAAAGCGTCTGGGGCTGATGGATTCTGAACTACGTCTACAGCAATTAATTTGAAGTCGTTCTGAACTTCCTTATATTCTCTTAAAGTTCTTAAAGAACCTAATGCTCTAGAAGAAACTCCTACGACGATACCTTCATTAAGAAACTCTTTAAGGATTAATCCTTTAGGAGTATTCATAACTTTAGCTTTACCGATATAATTACTACCTTGACGAGACATCTCAACAATTTTTATACAAACATTTTCTGGAGTAGTCTCGGGGATAGATGGATGATTTAATTCGCCTACCGCTTTATTACCATAAACTTCTTCAGAGATATATCTATCCATTTCTTTTTCGATATTAGATAAAGGATATACTCTTCCGTTACGATTCTTAACATCAGCCTGAATAAAAATACCTTCAATATAATGATTTTTACCAGTTTCTGTAGATTCAGTTAGAATCGTTGTTTCTGGAGCAGCATCTACGAATAATTTCATTTGTTATTCCTCTTTAGAATTTCCTTTATCTGAAATAGATAAAGCGTATTCTGTTCTTATATGATCGATTAATTGTAACGTTCTATCTGAGAACGTACGTCTTAATTGTGATTCTAATTCTGTAGAATCTTTAGTACCTGAGATAATATTCATAGCCAGTTCATTTACATTCATAATTTATTCTCCATCATTATCTTCTTT